CTTATTCAGATAGTTCAATCTTAACACTACCAAGCGACCATTCTTTATTCGTTAAAATAAACGAGGATTATGACTAATGGGAACAAATGCAAAATTAGTAGCCGCATTAAATAGAACATTAGACTTAGCCGGAACACCTATCAGAATAAGATATTATAACCCTGTATTTGATGATGTATATGACGAAGCTACTGAGTTAGTACAATCAGGCACAGACCTTTGGACAAGTGGAGTAGTCTTTCCAATCAAGAGTGTAGAAGGTTCAAATGAAAGTGTTTTAATGAGTCAAGGTAAGTTAATAGACTCAGACAAAAAACTATATGTAAACGGTTCTCTGATTTTTACAAGCACTAACTTATCAGTAGACGTACAATTAGGTAGTCCAACAGGTAATTTATATTCAACAATCCCAGATGGAGGTATTATGTATGAAACAGAATCCACACCTGTATATAAAGTTCAATACATTAGACGTTTAACGGGAAGTCTAGTCTAATGGCAAAAAGCGGAATTTCTATTGACATAAAAGGATTAGTAAGCACATCTGCTTATTTGAATAAAAAGAAAATAGGCATAGGACAGAAACTTAAAAAAGGATTACTCAAGTCAGCAGTGTTTCTTCAGGGAGAAGTCAAATTATCAATAGCCGGCAAGAAAGCAGAATATCAAAGTGTAGACACAGGACGATTTCTTAACTCAGTCGATTTTAAATCATCAAAAGAGGATGCAAGTGTGTTCAGTAACCTGCCTTACGCACAGAAGTTAGAATATGGAACTAATTTTAAAAATTCTCCTCGTAAACATTTCAGAAACAGCGCAGATAGGTCTAAACCTAAGATTACAAATATACTTCAGAAAGAAATTAATCTTATTTAATATATATAGTTTAAGTCAATAAATATAAATGACTTTTTCCTAATTTTACTGACTGCAAGCGAGTAGTTAAAATCCAAAGCGATGGCAAACAGAGACACAATACTAAGAGATATACTCTTTTTTTTAAAAGAAAGAATATCCGACAACATAACAGACCCAATTAGTTCTACGAGGGGTAATTCTTCTAAATTTATTATGACAAGTTTCCCAGAACGTGAAGTAAAATATCCACTTATCACACTAGAGGTAAACAACATCGAAGAAAGTCGGGCAGGTATGCAAACAACTGCAATGGATATAAACTTAACAATTGAAATAAGACTATGGAGCAAGTCAGTAGCTCAGTCAGATAAACTAACTCAAGAATTATTAGACGAATTAGCAAACATTCAATTCACAGCAAGTTCAGGCTCTATAGATAATGACTTTCACGATTTTAACGTAGGCTCTGTAATTAGAGTAGACGAACCAGGCAAGGGCGGAATCAAATCTCGTATTATCCAATTAAATTACAAATTTTTCAACTTAAATTAAATGAATAAAAAGGAGGTAAAAAAATAGCAAGATATATTTCAGATACAAACAAAATAGCAATATTTCACGAGTCAGGTACTTATGGTTCACCTAGTGACGCAGCAGGTTCAAGTTTTTGGCCAGGACAAGTTACTGAAAACTCTATTGACGACAATGAAAACAAGTTAGTAAATAGATATTTAGGAACAAATAGTCGAAACTTCGGCGAAATAGACCAAGGACCACAAGACGTTACAGGTACTCTTACAATGCATCCGCAAGATATGAGATTCGCCTTTTGGGCAATAGGAAGCACAACAGACGGAGCAGCAGGTAGTGCAGTAAGTCATCTAGTAGAGGAAAATAGTACATCTAGTTGGCAAAGTCCATTCACAAGCGGTACAGATAGATTACAGGCACCAATCAGCTTTACTTTAGAAGATTCTAAGCAAAGTCCAGGTACTGGAGCTAATTTCATTCGTACAATTAACGGATGTGTAGTAAATACTGTTACAATAAACGCAACTCAAGGAGAAAAAGTGAGTATGGACGTAGACTGGATTGGTCAGAATTTAACTCATTCAAGTGGAGCAAGTACAACTATTACAGAAGAGCTAAACAGACCATATCTTTGGAGTGATTGTACTTTAGTAGTTTCTGGTAATACACTAGAGACAGCAAAAGACATTAGTTTCGGGATAAATAACAATACTGAAGCACCACATTATGTAAACGGATCAAGAGTGATAGCTGCACCATTCCCAGGGAATAAAGAGTATACTCTATCGGTAACAGCAGATTTGGCTGCACCTTTAGCAGATGTACTTTATACAGATTTATTCAAAGGAAATGGTACGTTTAATACTACCTTTGATTTAGATGCAGATGTAACAGCAGGAAGTCAGCATACCATATTCTTTATGAGTGGATGTAAAATAATGAGCATGGATGTTCCAAGCACTTCAGAAGGGGTAAGTGAATATACTATGGAAATTAGTCCACAAATTGTTATAGGTTCAGCATTCGACAGAACACTATACAAAGCATTTTAATTATTAGATTGGGTAATTTATTTTAAACCCAATAGCCTTAGGGCATAACTAAATTAGGAGATAGGAGGTACAATGAAAGAGAAAACAATTGAAATAGAAGGAAAATCATATACTATTAAAGAACTAAAGTATAAAGATATTGCAGCTGTTGCTGATTTAAGCAAGTCAGAAGTTGCAAAAACATTACTGATTAATTCTACAGGAATAACTGATGAAGAATATGAAGAATTAAGCATGAAAGATGGAATAAAATTAATGTCTGAAGTTAATAGTCTTAATGGATTAACTGACGAGGATTTTCCGAAGGCTACTCAGACAAAAGATTAATTTCTGAGTTAGCCATTTGTGATTATTTTCATTGGACCCTAGACTATCTTAGAGACGTAAGTTTGTCAGATTATAGAGGAATAGTACAATACATGAAGAAAATAGAAAAAGATAATAAGAAGGCTATTAGGAAAGCCAAGAGGAAATAATGGTAAGTTCAAGTGGGCTCTTATCAGGTATAGCTGGCGGTGCAACTGTAGCTATTGTTATCAAGGCAGTAGACGAATTCAGCGGGGTATTCGCCAAAGTGAACAAAGGAATGCTCGCTGCGGGGGCAGCGGTTACCGCAGTAGGTATAGCTGGTGCAGCAGCAGTTGGCGGTTTATTAAAATTAGCCGGACAGTTTGAGATGACTACTATAGCATTCACAACAATGTTAGGTAGTGGAGAAAGAGCAGAGAAGATGCTGGCAGACTTGGCAAAGTTCGCAGCAAGAACTCCATTCACAATTACGGGTGTAGAGCAAAATGCAAAGCAGTTAATGGCTATGGGAATTGAGACGGAAAAGCTTTTGCCAACTTTAAAATCATTGGGGGATATTTCCGCAGGGCTTAATGTGCCACTAGAAAGAATAGCATTAAATTTTGGTCAAGTAAAAGTTCAAGGAAGATTAACTGGAAGGGAATTAAGGGACTTCTCGGTTGCTGGTATTCCGTTGATAGCAGAACTAGCAAAGAATTTGAATAAAGCAGAGTCAGAGATAAAAGACATGGTATCTTCTGGTGACATTGGATTTGAAGATGTAGAAAAAGCATTCACAACAATGACAAGTGAGGGAGGTAGGTTTGAAGATTTAATGGATCGTATGTCTGAAACGTTACCTGGTAAGATTAGTAATATAAAAGATAGTTTTCAAATACTCGGCAGAGAAATGGGACAAGTATTCTTGCCAATAGCAACAAAGGTCGCAGACGGTTTATCTGTACTGATTGGTTGGTTTGAAAGACATCCTACAATTGCAAAATGGGCCGCAATAATTCTAGGACTATCAACGGCATTGGCATTAATCGCAGGGCCAATATTAATTCTTATAGGATTATTACCATTACTGGCTGGAGGAATCGGGCTAGTCACTGGAGTATTGTCTCCATGGTTGGCAGTAATCTTGGCAGTAATAGCAGCCATTACAGCAATAATAGTTGTTATAATGTATTGGAAGGAGATACTTTTGGGCCTATTCAAGATGATGGAGTTTGGCGCAGCATTGTGGACAATAGCATGGTATGCAATACAAAATGTAGTAATGACTGTTTGGAATGCTATCATATCAATGGTTGAATGGGGAGCAAACAAGATTGTAGATATGATTAATTGGCTAATAAGACAAGCTCTTAGGATACCGGGAGCATCACGTCTCTTCCCAGGGTTAAAAGAAATAGAGGCTTTAGATTTTAGTGCAGCTAAAGGAGAGATAGTAGACCTAGGTTCTAAGTGGACAGAATTGATGGCAGGAGCTAATACGAGAGTTCAGGCATTAGAGGCTAGTTTGGGTATAGAAAAAGAAGTAACCAAAGAAATAGAAAAACAAGCAGAGGTCACAGAGCAAATATCCAAAGAACAACAATTGGTAAATAAATTATCTGGATTTGTATATGATAAACATACGGGAGAGGTTTGGAATCCAAAAAACTTTAGACAATCTGATTTTAAAACACCAGAAGCATTTGACTCAGCACGAGAGTGGGGCGGAGTAACAATTAATATAGAAAATGTAAATGGTATTGACCCAGAAGAAATAAGCAGGGCCCTTTCGGACGAATTAAATAATAAACTTTCATTATGATTAAAACAAAATTCCAAGTGGACAGTGTAACGTTTGATGATGTATTAAAACTTAATGTAAAAAGAACGATGCACGATTCTAATGCTAGTAGTACTTTTACTGCTACATTTGACACTCCTTTTGGCAAACATAAATCAGATTTCAAAGTAGGTCAGACAGTTGATATATTTGCAGATGAAACAGACGCTACTACAAAAATATTCAGCGGAGTAATTGAAAAGATAAGATTTATTGGTTCAGAAAAGACACAAAGACTAATGTTGAGTGGGCGGGATTATAGTCTAAGGCTTCAAGACATAACAGCGCAGCCACAAGTATTCAACAACACGGAGACTAGTGAAATAGTGACAGGACTATTGACATCTAATTCTGTGCCAGACATTACAACAACTAACGTTAATGTGACAACTACTATTCTTAATAGGATGTCTTATAACCATGAAAGTTTATTCGATGCGTTCAATGAACTTGCTATGATGTCTAACTCTATTTTTTGGGTAGATGAAAACAAGGACTTGCATTGGATAGAAAGAAAATCAATTAGTTCTGGTGTGACGATTGGGGATTCTCAAAATAACTTATTAGATACAGACTTGAACAGGTCAAGAGAAGGAATGGCAAACGTGATTCATGTATATGGAGATCGTTACTTAAGCGGGTTCAAAGAACAATTATCAATGGGTAGTCCAGTCGGGGGTTCTGTCTTCACACTTATATCAAGACCACATAACACAGAAGTCCTTTATTTAGGGAATACATTAAAAGGCTCAATTGAAGACGTCAATCTTACGCCTACAAGTGGTCCGGATTATGCAGTAAACTTTTTTGATAGGCAGATAGTTTTCTTGTCCGGAACAGATATTGGATATGATTCTATTCCAGCATCTGGTGGAAGTGTTATAGTAAACTATCAAAGAGAGTTACCAATTGTAAAACGAGGTCAAAATGATGATTCAATAAAATTCTATGGTCCAAAAACTAAAGTAATACGTGACAAATCAATTAAAGACCCGAACACTGCGCTAGATTTATTGCAAGGCTCACTTCAAGATTCAAACCCATTAAATAGGTTAAAATGTAAATTAAAAGGATGGTTCACTTTCACTCCAGGACAAACAGTTGTATATGATTTGAGTAATTTTAATATGAGTGAGATTTCGATGAGTATAGTAGAAATCCAATACAATTTTAATAAAAATTCGATTCAAGACAACTCTACTATCTCGTTAGTCTTATCGAAAAAACTATTAGACATCACAGATAAAATGAAAGAATTGGACAGACGTTTAGTAAATATAGAGTCTCCAGATATTTCAGACTCAGATGTGGTAACAAGATTAATTCAATCAAAAGAGGAATGTACAGTTGTTGGAAGTAATTTTAGTGTATATTCTATAGATGATTTAGGAAGTTCTTTTATTTTAGGAAAAGGATACCATAATGTAAGTGGACCAACATTTGGTGGAATACTTGGTAGCATAGTAGCAAGTGGAATTAATTTTCTAGGAGATTCTCGTGATGCAGAAACATTAATATTTAGTGGTGGAAATGATTACTCAGTTACTGG